TAGCGACAAATTTTTGGCCGCTATCGGGGAATATAGCCTTAATCTGGTTGTACATATCACCGCCACGTTTCTTAGTGACAATTTCAAATGGTCCTAAAGCATCGGCATCAGTAATTGTTAGCTCTGGTGTTTGCGCCGCGCCCGCAAAGACTTGAAAAGATCCGTTTACAAAGCCTACCTTGCCAGCCATAGAGCCGACGATTCCTTGAATCACTGACTCGCCTGTGGCTTGCATATTTGTGAAACCGTTACAGGTGTATCGGGTTTGTTGGGTTGAGCCATCGCCTAGTGTCACTTGTTGATCGCAGATATTCGCCGCCGCTGATATGCCTCCGGCGTTTGTACTGGTGTTTACTTCATCAGATTTTGCTTTCAGACCGTAAGTGGTATCCGTTAAATAATCATGTAAACAAAGAGCCGGATTACTCCTTTGAGCGTCTGTCGTTGCCGCCGCATTTGTGCGGGGATCAAAAACATTCTTCCCTTTCATCAAAAAAGAAATCTTGGGCATTGAAAAGTTTTTTTCTGAATCTATCGCGCATTGGAAATAAAAATAAGCGCAATTCGTATATTTATGGGTGTTTGGAATTGCGGTGGTGCCTAGCTGATTTTGAGCCAATCCATCACAAGCGGTCTGTGTGCCATCGTGAAATGTAAATCTCACTAAATAACCAGATGATCCGCTGTAAGTGAAAGTGCTTTTATTCTCGCCTGTTAAGTCTCTCAAATCGTTTTGAGTCGCGTAAAAAACTGTTTCGCCTTGTTCTGTTTGGGTTGCGGTGGTCAGTTCTAGGTCATTATAAAAAACCTTCTCAAACCCCTCTACCGGATGCCCTGATACAACGATAATTAGATTTAAAAAAGCCCCATCGTTGCCTGTAGTTTCAACGTGTGCGAATGTCCCGCCCACCCTGCATTTACCATAGATTATTTGTCTCGCAACAGCAGTTCCGGCACCTGAAACTTTGGTTCCCATATTTCCAAGTGATCCATCCAGCCCAGAACCCATCTTTGGTGATAATAAAGAAGTCACTAAAGCCCCAGCCCCCGCGATTGCTAAGGCTCCGTAAAAAGATGGTGAAATTAACAATCCAGAGAACCCGCCAAAAAGACCTCCCGCCCCTGTCACCGCTGTCGGGAGTATAGTGGTGGTCCCTAAAAACGTGCCGCCAAACGCTTGAACTACGGCCCCAGCCGTAACCAGAACCAAAGCCGTGACAACGACTGCTGTTAGAACTGCCTTGATGATCTTGCCCATTTAGGGAATCCTCCAAGCCGCTTCAATGGTGCTTGGTAAACTGAAGGCATAACCGCCATCCGTGGGCGACATCACCCTTACCCCATCCGATATTCCTGCGACTGGTTTGTTATCATTCATCACAACAACAAGATCGCCTGTGGTGACGTACTGTGGTTCCACGGGAATCATTCCCGCCGCAAGCGCGGCTTTCTCAAGAGCTTTATCTAAAGTGCCGCCATAATCTTTGATTGCTTTGTATGCGGTCTTTTCGTCTTTCCATTTTAAAGTTTTGGGGATCACATTCTTTCCGCTTATTACCTTTAGACAAGCATTAGCGAAAATACAACAATCCCACTTGCCCCATTCAAAGTCACGCTCGCGGTTCTCTTTTAAGAACTCAGCTAGTTTTATTTCCCAATCTGGAAGCCTTTTCATCAGAAAGGTACTTGCGGGATGATTTCGTCAATGCTTGGAATAGCTGGGGTTTGTCCTTCCATCAAGCCTAACCCTGATCTTTCCTTGCCCCACAAGATTTCAGCGGTCTGAATTCTTTCCATGCGGTTGAATCCTGTATCAGTAGGATCAATCAACTTCTGCGATTCTTTTAAGTACCTGAGATTACAAGGCCGCTTCAAATCCACCAATCGGTTTTCACAATTTACTGTTATGGTGTTCGCACCATTAGGATCTTCGGTAATCTGCATACTCGTCATGCGTCCTTTGAAAGAAGTCATGACGGCACCAGCGTTTTCGCCACCGCCATCTAAAAAACCAGTAAAAACAGTGATTGGGCGATTGTGATAATCGTTTGTTAAAGAATGAGAGAGAATTGATGGGTCTAAGCCTGACAGCCCAATAGTAAGGCCAGCGGATTTTAATTCTGCGGTATCCTCAAAAGCCGACATGGACAAAAGAGTCCCAACACCTTGGTAAGTGTTGCCATCAAAAACAACGTCCCCAGCGGTCGTATTTACCCTGAGAACGTCATTATCAAATTCAGCTTGAACCGCGAAAAACATAAAAGAATGTTTCTCTGCGTTTAATCTCGCCTCCGCGACTGTTTTATTTACTATATCCGAATCAGAATCAAACCGCGTAGCCATTTAGATTACCTCTGCACAACTGAACGCCAATGTGTAAAGAGAGTTTCTATCTGTGTCCCAACCAACTGAATTTCCAACCAAACGAAATCTGCTTTCATTCGCTCCGTTCTTGAATCCCGCATAAAATCCATCAGCAAAGTTGAATCTAAGTTTTGGTTCAATGGATACAGAAAAATGATTATTCCCACCGCCGACAACTGTTTCCGTGGCGTTCTCCGTACACATCACTAACTGCTTCGGTGTTGCGGTGGTCAGTGAAGCTCCGTCATACAAAGCTAAGTAATCGCCCCTTTTCAATAAGCCAGCAGATGTTCCATCAGATGACTCAAGAGAAAGAGCCGTTGCACCTTTGACGTTCACCTTTACCGAACAGCCTGACGTACTTGTTTCCGAAACTAAATCCCTGTCTACCACCGCCACTGTTTGAGAGTTTGAAGCGTTCTGAACAATTTTAAACGTGCCATTGTTGTCATCATTCACTGCCCCAGAGACAAAAAAGAAATCGCCTGTGACTGCGGAAAAAGCATTGTTGTTTGATGTGATGGTATTGCCAGAAAAACTTAATGTGAGGCTAGATGCGTCCATCCTTGGGTCAGCTATAAAGTAATCGGCTGAATAAATACCCTCGCCTGTGGCGGCTCTGTTTTTTGAGGGGTCCCGCCCATCGGGATCAACAAATTTAAAAAAGTTAGTCGGCCCCTGCATTTTGGTAAGAAAGGACAGCCATTCTGTGGCTTCTGGGCGTTTCAATGGCGGTAGTGATACCTCTGCTATCCATCCAGCATAGTCAAACTCCTGCGTCCTTGTTTGGCCTGTAAAGGGAGATGCTACGGCACCGATTGCCCTATCAAGCTGGAAAGCTGACCTCACAAAATTAGGGCTTGATGGCATGGTGATTTCTCGCATTTATCCCCCTAATAATCCACGGCGATATGTGCCGCCCCTTGATGCCGCCTCTAATACAGATGCCTTCGTTACGTCTGAAATCGTAGGCAACATCTTCATAACCTCCTGTCTTACCGTCGGAACCACGCCTGTGCTAAAGTTGAGGTTTTGGTTGATGACTATTCCATCGCCGCCCATAGCCATCCGGCTTGAATGATTGTTCATAATTCTACCGCCAGTATTGGGTATAAAAAGCTCTGGCCCTCTTTCTCCTACTAACATCGGGCCACTTCCTCTTCCCCCTGTGGCTCTTTTGGGCATCCCTGTAAAGGGGAAATTCTGGGGTGAGAACCCTGCATTTACAGATCCACCGCTGGCATCACCCCCACCACCGAATAAAGAAATTTCTGGAAGTTGGGTGAAACCTGCTACATTGCCAAAAATAGAGTTCAATATTTTATTAACAATAGCCATTTGCAAGAAAGTTGAAATAATTTGGGCTACGATGTTTTTAGCAAAATTTTTGAAAGCGTCCAAAGCATTTTGCCCATCCATCAAAGCGGTTACAAAAGTCGTTGTGAACTGTTGAGATTGTTGCGCTATAGAGTTGGTCATGTCTCCGATTTCTTCCGTGGCTGTTTTAACTTTTTCTCCCAAATCGTCATTGCCCTTACCAGCGGCGTTCATTCCTTCCAGCATATTTTTTAAAGCCTCATCTAGCTCTTGCTGGTTTTTAGTATTCTCTTGCGTAACTAAGGACAATTCTTCAAATATAGTAGAGATGCCTGTTACTTTCAGAGCTTCATCCACAAAGCCAGCAATCTTTTCTTCTGCGCCTTCTATGCTTTTTGCCGCCAAACCAGCCGCGACTGCTAATCCTGCAAAAATTACATTCTTTTTCGTCACTTTGTTCAAAATAGCTATTGCCGCCCCTGCCCCGCCCACGGCTCTAGCCATGTTCACAAAAGCCTTTCCGGTTGAAAGAGCCAATGAACCTAACTGTAAAGCCGCAAAAGTTCCTGCCGCTATACTTAAACTATTCAAATTAGCCCTTGCGATTGCTACCGCTTGCCCTAAAACATTGAAAGCAGTTGCCAACGCACCGCCAGCCAATGAAGCTAATGGTGTGAGAGACTTAACCAAAGAAATCAAGCTACGGTTGACTCCAACAATTACTTGATTCAAACCGCTGTCACCAATAGCTTTTGATGTTTCTGCTAACGCATCCTTTAAATTAGAAAAAGAACCCGATACAGTTTTTGAAGTTTCTTCCAATGCGGTAGGAAATTTCTCGCTTCCGATTTTCCGAATGAAATCAATTATTGATTGTCCATCTCGTTCTATCAGTTGGGTATTGTTTTGGAAAGTAACCGCTAATTTATCGCCTTCCACTTTTGCGATAATACCGAACTGTTTCAGCATCTCCATTTCGCCAGTGGTGGCGTTGAACGCCGCTTGGGAAATCTGCGTTATGTCTTTTCCGAACGCCGCCGCTACATTACCAAAATCCTGTAAAACATCGGTGGTCGGTGTGATTCCAGCATTTAATAAGGTTGTAAATGCGCTTGATACGTTTTCAAGCTGGAAAGTTGTCCCTGCTGTAAAAGCTCTGATTACATCAAAAGACGCTCCTGCCGCCTCTGCGGAGCCTGTAATAGCCCTTAGAGATGCCTCAAGGGTTTCAAACTTTGCCGCTGTAGAAACTACATTTGCGCCTATCGCACCGATACCAACTGCGGCAAGAACACCGCCAAGCCTTTTGAACGATAAAATGGACGTATTTGTGCGCTTGTCAAGAGCCGCCATACTCCCCTGAACAGTGGCAAGCCCTTTTTGAAGCTGTCGGGTGTCGGCCCTTATTTGGACGATTAATTCGTCAACGGTTGCCATCAGTCGGGATATAGCTCCATCAAGTCTTTTAGCTCATTTCTGGTCATGGGTTGCTTTTGTTCCTGTCCGTTAAACTCCATGAATCCTTCAATCACTATGTAAATTTCCTGTGGTGACATATCCCAAAATGTTTTTGGATCAAGCCCAATCATTCCGACACAAATGGCATAAAATCTACGCCAAGGGAGTGTCTTTTCTTTTATGTCACCGCTAGATCTTTTTTTTCGTTTGAACCTGTATCTGTCAAAACAGACGCAAGCAACTCAGCAATCACGCGACAAACTTCCGTGAAAGGGTTCTCAGAAATTATTTTTTTAATTCCAGAGTCATCTATGTCCTTACCACCACCGCGTAATGCGGCTTTGAGAATGACTACAACATAAGATGTGCGGATCTTCGCTTCTCCGATTTCCGTCATTATTTCAATGATGCCCTTATCAAGCTCGTCCTCAATGTTGATAATCGCATCAACAGTAAGTCTAGCTTTATAGGTTTCATTCCCCAGTGTTATTTGGGTCTCCCCCCTCATAGGGTTGGTCATCGTTTTCCTCCTGTGCAGTCTGCACGTTTTTGAAGTCGGCATCTGCCAACGTAAGATAGATCACATCATCTCGCTCATCTACACGCCAATCTTCCACCGCATAGCTTGCCCCATTTACGGTGACGCTTGTGGGATCTTCACCGATGGCGTTTGGGCAAGTGACTTCGTTGCCCCTTGCCATCCCATCAATCCCTTCAATCTCAACCACTATCCAAGACATTTAAAGCCCCCTTTACGCCGCCGCGAATGTAACCGCGCCGCCACTTTCAAAAGTAACATCGTAAGTAGCTTCGCCATTGTATTCGCCAGCATAGCTCAGAGTCGTTATTTGAAAGTTGCCTGAGTAAGTTCCAAGGTCGGGGATTACGAAAGAACACGCGAGTAATGCCGCGCCTCCAAAAGCAGTTCTCAAAGCAACTTCAGAAGCCGCGTCCGTAAATACGCCTGATCCGGCTATCGTTACGCTTTGAACTCCAGCGTTTGGAAGCAATATTCTTTGGTTTGAGCTATCTTTGTTAGTTACGTCAACGGTTTCTTCGTTCAACGTTATGGTGCTTGAACGTAACCCGCCAACTGTTACTTGCGAACCTGATACGTTGATCTTAACCAGAACCGCGCTACCTTTTTGTGCCGCCATGTCTATTTTCTCCTAAATTAAGAGGTTCCTAAAATTATAGCGCGGAATCTCATGATTCCGTGTCTGGTGATCCCGTCTGGATCGCGCATTACATCTGAAAATTCAAATCTACAGTTTACAAGGTTAAAACCTGTCACTGTCAAACTTGAATCATGCAATAAACTGTGAATCCTGTCCATTATATTCTTTGTTTCGGCTGACCCAAACTGTCTTGACCAAACGTGAATTACCAGCGTGGTATCACTTCCCGCTAGGTCTTTGGTGCTAAAGTCCACTGCATTGTCATCACCTATTTGCACCACTGGATAATTTGTGCCGCTAGGCACTTCGTCTTGTACTGTAGCCCCTAAAGTTGAGGTCAAGTTATTGTCGGTGCTTAAAGCCGTGAATATAGCGGTTTGAAGTGCTGTTTGTCCTACGCTCACAATAACCCTTCTCTCATAAATATCTTTCTTATCTTGTTTTGAGACTTTCTCAATGCGGGTTGCAAAAATGGCCTTGCCGCCATCGTAGTTGTGCCAAATTCAAGAGCGGCAGAATAAGGGGCTGAAGAAATTACTTTTCCCACTTTATTAGAAACCTCTTGCGTGATTTGGCTGACCAAGAATCCTGTATCGCTTGCGGGTGCCTCACCAGCCGAACTAGCTATGTGTTCTCTTCGTGGTTGATATTTTTGGTAAGTTATTCCAGATTTATTGCCTGATACGATGGATTTCACTGCTTCATTTCTTACTTCGTTGCAAGCAAGAAAAAGTGCGCGGTTTATTTTTTTGGTTGCTTTAGAGCCAAAGCGTTCAACGATACGAATTCCAACTTGTTTAGCATTGTCCGTCATGCCGCCACGCCCCTTTCTCCGCGAATCACAATGTATCTGTTTCGCTCCTCCAGATTAATGCTTGAAATAATATTATATACCTTTGAGTTGTATAATATTCTTTTCGTTGGGTCTACTGTCTTATCGCTTCTGTACCGAATGACAAAATCAAAAATGATTGTTTCCGTAAGCTGGCCCTGAAGGAAGGGATCTTGGCCGCGCAATGGTTTGACATAGGCCATAGCTGTAAAGTCCGTTGAATAGGCTTTGGTGAACCCTCCGGCCCCATCTGCTGTCCTTGCTTCAACCTGTATTGTAATAAGCTCTCTCATTGAGCCTATTCCATAATCTACAGCCATAATCTACCCCAAAGCTGAGAATTTAGATCCTGCCAAACCGTCCAACACTTTAAATCTTGCGTATAACTGCTTGACCATTGGCGGCACGTTTATCGTTTCTTGGTAATTCTTCATATCTCCCCTTTGGTCATACATATAAGCGATGTGCATCAACATACCAACCTTTATATCTTGGGGAACTGCCGCCGCCGCACCATATCCCGCGACATACTTTATTTCAACGGCGTTTGCAACTCTAAGAGCCGTCGGGAAGGTCTCACCAGTTCTTAAAACGATTCTTGCGGGTTCCCTCACCTTATCCAAATAATATTTTGAAGCGGCAAAAGTCGTTGCATTGTCGCTGTCATCATAAGTCTTTATGTGGGTTACTGATTGAACTGGCGGGCTGGGGAGAACTATGTAATTTTTATAAAAATTTATATCTGGCTTGTCATAAATCCCTTCGTAAATGGGATCATTAACGTCATTAACGTCATCAAGGAAAAGTGTAAGCGTTTGTGTAAGGACGCTCCGGCCTGTGTAGCTTTCAAAAAATCTTCTTGCCGCTACCCTTAAAAGCTGAAGCGTTGCAAGTTCGTTAACATCATCAACCCTTAGATAATTCCGTATTTCCGCTTCTGTTAGGGTTTCTCCTGTGGGGGCGGTGGTAATTTCCAAACCAGACATTTTGCCTCCTAGTGAAAAAGTTTCGTCCCTTTTGGAACCATCTTCGGCAAGCAATATGCCGTTATATTTTCCTGCCTATAATATCGTCTGTCGTTAGGTGACCATTTTCCATCTGATACTGCTGAACTAAAGATATTACAGCGATAGATTGACCGAAATAACATCCTATTATCCGACACAATTTCATTATCCACAACCACAACGAGCAAAAATGCCATCAACATTTGAATCTTCCGCACTTCCTCATATTACGCTGACGTTCTTTGGCCTGTTCTAACCGTTGTTTGGCCGAATCAATTTTCCGTTCCATGACGGCATCATAAACGTACCAACTCGCCCAACCCACAAAAGCTATAGAACAAATAATATAAAGGACAGCAAGACGCTCTTTCATTTTTCGTTGTCGTTCTTTACGTTTCTTGTGGATGTCTTTTAGATATTGCTGATGTGAGCGTTCACTCTCCTTTCGTATGCGCTCCGCGTCCTTCCATACGCTAGACATCCCAAGCATCATAAGGTGATCTTTTATTTTGGTCTCTACTGCCTTGATTTCTCTACGTTTTATTGAAAGATCCATCGCTTCTTTGGGCGTCAAAGGCCGCTTTAGTTTCTTCTTTTTCTCCCAATCGTCTAGCCTTTGAGCGGTGTTACTAAACTTTCCAAGAAGTGCCGCCGCTTCTTGAGCGTTAGCTTTGCTCTCTTTGAAAGTTGCGATAGTGCTATTTATAGCTGATAGGGCTGAACCAATCGCCGCCAATTCTGCAAACATAACTACCCTTCACTAAGTTGCTTACATTTTTGGCTCGTTGGCCTGTCTTGGCTAAATTTTAGCCCCTTAAATTATACACTTTTTCTGATAGCAAAGATTAATTTGAATTATTTTAAAAAAAACTTAATAAATTAACCCAAAAAGGGTTGACAAATAATATTATTTGTAAGAATATAATCACATCAATTAACAAAACAGGAAAAAAAATGCTTACACTACTTCAAAACAGAGATAAAACAGAAACCGGATACAAGGTCAAAGATCTTTTAAGCCATGGCACTGTACAACCTTGGTCGCAAGAATACGTTTGGAAATCAGAATATTTCAAGCACTTTCAACCAGTTGCGTTCATTGACACAAATGATCTGGAAGAGGCTTTTGAAATCCACAACAGTATGCACATTCACGGTCACAAAGTTGACAAAATCACTGAGAGACAGTTTGTAATGAGAACTGGTGATCTCTTGAAAAACTCTAAAGGTGAAGTTTTTATGGTAGAACCAGAAACATTCACAAAAATAAAAACAGCCTAACTGATGAGATGGGGGAGTGATTCTCCCCCCGAAACCCCAAGGGTCTTAGGAAATCAAACAGGAGAAACAAAATGAAATCTAAAAGTAAAAAGGTCACGTTTGTGATTCAAGACCACTGGAGCGGTAATGTGCATTATGTAGAGCGCAGATTGGACGTTTCGCAAGAGCTAAAACCGGAAGGCGTTTCGTTTAGCGCCAACCAAGAGGCGGCGTATCATGTGTTTGAGGAAATGAAAGATGATTACGGCTTGGCACGAAAACTAAAGTTACAACCGTTGTCAAGTAATGGTTTATTCTTTCTTGATGTTGATATCTCTTTGATTAGCGTGTTGATAGCGTCAAGCGGAAGCATAAGACCAGTGCAACTAACATTTGAATCAAGCGATATCACCAAGCGACGAATAGCAAGAAACGCATAATACTAAAATCGTGTGTATTAGAAGCCCCTCTTTAGGGGCTTTTTTATGTCTGACACTAATTCAAGTTCCGGCTTTACCCACTTCTTACACAACCAAACATTGTTTTTCAAAAGCATTATCTGAGCTTTCAACCTTCCACGATTATCGCCCCTTGATTTTTTGTATTGAGATTCAAGAGATAATATTGTATCCAGGGTCCAAGTCATTGATTTTAAAGGAGTTTTTTCTGTCAAGATGGTTTGGTAGGCCAATCGTCAGATCCTTTACCGTCTATATCCGGTTCACTTAGGTTAGGCCAGTTTTTATGCTTAGTAATATCTCTCAACGCTTGACGGTACGTCTTCCATTCATCGCTCATGGTTACATCGCTGGAAGCCATCCAATCAGTTTCGGCTAATCTCCTGTTGCGTTCCTGTCTTTGAAGCTCTGCCACTCTCTCCGTTTCTGCTGTCTGAGCCGCCGCCTTTTCGCTATCTGACATGGTTTCAATTTTGTGTAGCCAGACAATATTATCTTCAATATATGGATCTACACTGATGCTCTTTTCTTTCAGCGGATCATAAGAGCGATTGAGGAACACTGGCAAAACAGAGTTTTCTGCCATCCAATCGTCGGGCGGGCCGGATTCTGGAAAGGCCACATTTGGAAATAACTGTCTGTGTTCTCCTATCTCCTCCACTTTGTTATCTTTTA